TTCATTTCATTTATATTTCTTAAAGGCGATTATTTTATAAAATCTTGTGGCTAATTTTTTTTTGGAGAAATGTATTTTGAAATATAAAAAAAGTCGCCTAAAAAAAAATTATTATTCTTAATATTTTCTTAGTATTTTATTTTTATTTCATTTCATTTATATTTCTTAAAGGCGAATATTTTATAAAATCTTGTGGCTAATTTTTCTTGAAATAATGGCTAAAAAGAAATGTCTCGCGGCAGGAGCGAAGCGACAAATATTTTGAATCTCTCATTCTAAAATTATAAGGCTAAGGCTTCAAAATATCAATTTTTATTTTATAGACCTGAAATCTCCAAAAAAAAAATTTTATAGTCTATCGTCTTTATCTTGAAAAAGGGCTTAAAGATAAGACAATATAGTATAGTAATGGGCAAAGAATACACCCGTGAAAATATTTATAATTTTATTCATTATCCTCAATCCGATTCCGCAGGCTGTGCCATTTTATCCGCTGAACAATTATTAAATCAGTATTTATTTACTCTCAGACGCCCTATCAGGGATTATTTTCATTTCTCAAAATATTATAAATTATTCGGCTTTCAGGATCGCAAACAATGCGAACTAAAAATCGCTTTTCTCGTTTTTAATAATCACGTACGATTAATTAGTATATAAAATAACAATAAATATTTATTAATGGTCTAATATACGACCATTAAATTATATTAAAATCTAAAAATATTCTAAAAATGCCTTTTATAAGCATTTATAAGGGGTTTCACCAGCCAGAATAAAAACCGGGGATATTGTTCAATTATGAATAAAAAAAAAGTGCCCCATTTTGAAATATTTTTTCTTATAATTTTCTTAGTTATACTATTTTTTTTGCCTCAACCTTTTTTACTCAATATTCGTTTCCCAGAAACGGATATTCTAATTAAAATACTTAGGCTAATTTTTGGAAATATTTTTTCTTATATAATATATGTCAGTTGTTTTGAATAAATCATTATATTCAAAGGCTAAAAATAAATATAAAAAAATGAAGCATTCAGCGTATAAAAGTGCATTAGTTATGAAGGAATATAAAAAACTTGGCGGAAAATACAAAGGAAAAAAAAAAACAGGTTCAGGCATTACAAGATGGTTTAAAGAAAAATGGAGAAATCAAAGAGGTAAAGTCGGATATAAGAAAAAAGGCGATATTTACCGCCCAACAGTTCGCGTTAATCGTAAAACACCTAAAACTTATAAAGAACTAGGAAAAACAAAAATAAAAAGGGCAATGAGAGAAAAAAAGAAAACTGGCCGCGTTAAAAAATACTAAAAGATTTTAACATTTTTATAATAGTATTTATTACAAATACATCATTTTGATGCACTTGTAATAACATTATCTATTTAATAACATGCCAGGTATAATTAAATTATAGATAAGTTATTAGAATAATATATTTATTAATGAATTCTTAGATAGACAAAATATAAATGACATTTCTGTTCATATGAGTAGATTCAACCATTTATAAAACCTTTTTGTTTGTTTTAGTTTTTTGATGATATATATAATGTTAACAGACAACCAATTTTTTTGGTAGACAAGAAGTACAAGCAGAATCCTACAAAAAAAACCAAAAATAATCTAAGCTCAACCACAAACCTAAATCATTTATTTTGGGAAAACAAGGGGGTGTAGGTTTTTTATTCATATATAATATGTCCGATACACAGCAGGCGGTATTGCTTAGTCTCGTTGTCCCCTTACTTTTAAGTAAGAAAATAATTTTAAAAATAAACTCATATAATATATTAATGAATGAAGGATTTATTTACAAATTAAATTGCAAAAATATTAATGTCTCTGATTTTTATATTGGAGCTACTGATAATCTACATAAATGCCAGATTAATCTTAAACATTGTTCGACAAATATTAAACGTACATCTCCCTTATATGAATTCATTAGAAAAAATGGAGGCTACTCCAATTTCATATTTAATGTAATTCAAAAATGTAATATTAATGACTTATACAAAGAGAAGCGTAAACAAATTGAATTACTAAAACCTTCTCTAAATAAAAAAATACCAACTAGAACCAAAAAAGAATATTGTAAAGCTAATCGACCTAAAATTAATGCTTATAAAAAATCTAGAAGATCTATATGTCCAGCTTGTAAAATTACAATCGGTAGCGATCACCTAAACAGACACTTTAAAACCAAGAAGCATGCCAAGAACCTTATCCAGTTTAATAAAAATATCAATATATCACATCTAATTGATACTGACACCGACTCAGAATCATTTGATGTATAAAAGGATGATATTTATAAAATAAAATATTACAATATATATAATAATGCCTAGTAAAAGCGTTTCTAAATCAGCAAATAAAGAAAATAAACAATATTTTAGTAAAGTTGATAAATCCCTTGAAATCTTAGAAGTTCAAAATTACTTACCTGAACTACCTCTTCCTAGACCTATTGATGATCGTTTGCCATGCGTCCCAGGAATTACCACCTTCATTGCTCGCTGCAGATCTGGGAAAAGCAATATGATTTGTAACTTTTTGTTACGACCTGAATTTTATGAAGATATATTTGATATAATCTATTATATCTCACCCACAGTAAAAATTGACCGTGCTTGTCAAATTTATTTTAAAGAAGAAATAAAAGATAAGTTTGTTATATTTGATGATGTAAAGAATGTTGATGCTATTATGAGAAATATTATCGAATATCAAATGGAATTTGATGTTTTTGACCCATCTAACTTGCCCCCCAGAATTTTAGTAGTTTTGGACGACATCTCAGGTTATCTAAAACGCAATGGTTTTGTTACTCATTGTTATTCCAGATATAGGCATTTTAATATGACTATTTGGACAAGTAACCAAACTTGTAAAGATTTGCCATGTATTGTCCGTTCTATGAGTACAGCCGTATTTTTAAGTAAATGTAGTTCTACTATCGAGAGAAAAAAAATTTTAGATGAGTGGTCTCAATATTTATCAGGAGAAGATTTTATGAATAAAATCTGGGATGAGGCCACAGATGAGCAATATTCATGGTTATATATAAAACTCGATGAAGTAAAGCCAAGAGCATTTAAAATCGGACCTGAAGGAATTAAAGAATATAAAGTGCCCGAGATATCTAACTATAAGGAATTACGTGATAAAAAGATTTCGGATGCTTCTGAAAAAGATGGTTTATAATTGTATTAATATAAAAATAAAATATATATTATATTAATATAATGGCTAGTTTATACCAACAATATAAAAATAATTTGACTTTTGGTTCTGTGTCTCAAGCCGCTGGAGCATTAAAAGATAGAAACACAGGTCTTTTAAATACTGGTTTAGATAGTAAAAGTTTAAATATACAAGAATCAATCAATAATTTAACAAGTAGTTTAGGCATCGAAGAACAAATTCAAAAAACAAAAGAAACTATTGTTGATTCTGTGGGCGAAGGCGTCACCGGTGTTTCATCTGCATACGGATTAAAAAGAATGTTTGGAAAATTTAAAAAAGGCAAACAACAAACAACAGACACCGAGGCTAATGAAGAAGAAATGCCAGGTGAAAATGAAGACACCTCTTTAAATTCTTTGGGTGATCAAGGAACAAGTAGTGGATCACAAGAAATTGAAATGACAGATATGAGAGCCGTACCAGATGAAGGCGATATTCCTGATGATACAGTTGAGTTACCGGACGATGTAGCCGATATGACTGACTTTGAAGACGCAGCTAAACCTAGCGAAGCTACTGAGGCTACTACTGAACCAACGGAAGCCGTAGAAGGAGCAACCGAGACAGGTACGGAAGCAGTAGAAGGAGCAGCTGAAGCAGGCACTGAAGCAGTAGAAGGAGCAGCTGAAGCAGGCACTGAAGCTGTTTCCTCAGCAGTTGAAGCAGGTACAGAAGCCGCAGTTGAGGGCACTGTAGCTGGTGTAGAAGCTGCAGGAGCTGCACTTGATGCAGTGCCTATTGTGGGCGATGTGCTTGGAATTTTAGTCGGAATTGGAGGTG